GCAAGTTTAGGTGAGGCAAACTCTGCTAATTGAGCAATAAGCGTCAAAGCACCCTTTGGGTCTGGTTTAACCTGATCGCCATCGCCATGAGCAACGGTTTCTAGCCATTTGCCAACGTTCTCAGAGTTGTTCTCAAGTAGGGCTGTAACGGTATCTCTAAAGGCTTTTGTGGCTTTATTGACACTTCCCTTCTTTCTGCCCATGCCTGCCGCTGGTGGTCGTGGTCGAGCAGATTTCACTACTTTACTGATTTCCATATCTTTCTCAATTGTCTTAGATTTAGATACTTTAAGTTTAGCTTACTTATTACGTTCGCTAATGGCGTGTGCTTTAGCGATTGCGTCTGCCTTGCTGTTTGCGCCCCATGCTTTTAAGGCTAGGGCTAATCGAGTCGGTTTCCCATCCTTTTCCATCGGCCCTGCTGTACCGCCCATCCGTGCAAGGAAACTGGCTCGGCGTGGGTTATCGCCTGTTTTTACGGGTGGCTTGAGATTCATGCCTTCTGCTTTGGCACTCGCTCGACCCTTGGCATTTAGACCGCCAGCAGGGTTCTGTCCTTCTTTACGTTGCCAAGCCGCTGTCATTTCTTGGTGTCTTTGGCTGTTTTAGCTGATTCTTTGAAATCCTTGGCAGTTGGTGCGCCTGGGCTGCCGGGCTTTCTCATGTGTTCGCCGCTGCCGGCTTTAATGCGTTCCTGTTTGGCGAGAATTGCCGCATATAGTCCAGGCTTACTCATTTGTATTCTCCAACTGCCAATTTAAGTTGATCGTCACCTAAGAATTGAGTTACAGAACTGCAAAACAAGTAAAAATCTTCATAACTAAAGTTAGACTTCATTCTGTTGATAGCGTTGCATACCAAGATGGTATTAGCTTTTGTGTACCCAATATCGCTGTTAATGCGTTCAATAGATACTGTGTTTAGTTTGCAAGTTTCCAACGTCATCAATAAGCCTGAGTAAGCGCAGATCATTTGCTGATTATGCCAAAAGCCCACAATGTCAGATATTTTTAAAGAAAACTCTTGATTGCGCTTTTTTGCAGCAATTTTGGCGTTGCGTAGAAATATCTTAGCTTTGTTCTCAATTGTTGAATTTGCTTTCTCTTTACTTTTTTTGTCACCTACAGCGCAACACTCTTTGCACCAGCTGTGGTGTCCATCATTAGTTTGATTATGTTTAAAAAATAAATCGTAAGATTTCTTTTCTTTACACTTAAAGCAAACTTTCATTTGAACGCCTTTAGCTTGTAAAGGGTTGAGTCAATTAGATCGGCAATTTCGTCCACAATGTTCTGAAGTTCTGAGTCTTGCGGCAATTCCGTCCGAATATCCTTTACAAACGCCTTGACGCTCGTAATGTACTTGACTGGATCGGTGGCTAGGTGAAAATCTTTCGGGTACGCCTTGATAATCCCATAGCAACCTTGGTACGCCTCGGCCCACTTATCGCCCAGCTCAATGATCGTATCGTAGTATTCGTTTAGCGCAACGTGCTTGGCATAAGAGTCTGTTTGCAAGTGCATGAAATGTGCATTTGTCCCGCTGTGGAACAAAGTTGAAACGAAAACGGCTGGATAGTCCATAGTGGCCTCTGTTTTTGTTTATTATAAATCAATCGTTTAGCAACGCAATAGCTTCCTCGATGGATTCAATACGGGCAATGATGCCGCCTGACCAAGATTCATTGAACTGTAACTGTTGTGCTGTAAATTTCGCTTTACTGTCGCGTTTTACTTCAATAAGATAAGTTTTATTTCTAAATCCGACCAACAAGTCTGGACAGCCTTTACCGACTCCTGATAAATCCACAACCGTTGCACCAAACGTTTTAAGTGCGTGGACTATATCTTTTTGATTGCAATCGACTCTTTTGGCTCTCATAAGGTAATTTTATGTCACTTGTGTTCACAGATGATGAATTTGTTAAGGCTTGGAATGAGTTAGGCAGCCCTTCATTAGTAGCCCAACGATTAGGCATTGCGGTGCGAAATGTTTTTACTCGCCGCCGAACCATTGAGCTTAGACATGGGCTTACTTTAGCTGTAACCAACTCACAGTCAGGCATTACAACTAAAACTAAAAAAATACATGAAACGCCTGGCAATGTTCGTCGCGGCATTAAATTAGACAAAGGTGTCGTGATTGTCTTTTCAGATGCTCACTTTTGGCCTGACGATACAACAACCGCCTTTCGAGCGTTATTACATTTTATTAAATTGCTTAAACCGTCGGTAGTGGTTAACAACGGGGATGCTTTTGATGGTGGTGCAATATCTCGCTATCCCCGCATTGGTTGGGATTCCAAGCCTACAGTCAAAGAAGAATTAGCTGCTTGTCAGTTTTATTTAGGGCAAATCGAAGATATTACAAAATGTCCGCTGATCTGGACTTTAGGCAATCACGATGCGCGGTATGAAACCATGTTGGCAAACCAAGCATCTGCCTATGAGGGAGTTAAAGGATTCACGCTTAAAGACCACTTCCCGCGGTGGCAGTCATGTTGGTCATATTGGGTTAATGAGGATGTTTGCATTAAACACAGGTTCAAAGGTGGCAAGTATGCGGGTTATAACAATACTCTGCATGGCGGTACTTCTATCGTTACAGGCCACACCCATGTCCTCGCTGTTCAGCCGATTACCGATTACAACGGTACGCGATACGGTGTCCAGACGGGTACATTAGCTGAACCCAACAATATGCAGTTTGCTGATTACACCGAAGATAACCCTAAAGACTGGCGATCAGGGTTTGCGGTGTTGACTTGGGATCGTGGACAATTGCTGATGCCCGAACTGGTGCAAGTTTTCGGCGAGGATGAAGTTGTATTTCGCGGCAAAATTGTCAAAGTATGAAACTCACCCCAAAAATGCTTGCGTCGATCTATCTAATGCTTAGAACGTTCAAGCCATTTTGTGGCTGGCATCTACCGGAAATATCATCTATTGAGTTTAAGGTAACTAATGAACTTGACGTAATGGGTACATATATATTTTGTGATATTACAGAAAAGCATGAAATAAGTATTAGTCGAGCCAAAAACGGTCATTTAACAACGGTTATTCGTACTTTAGCGCATGAAATGATCCATCTTAAACGTGCCAATACGTCTAAATGGGACAAACATGACGATGTATTTCGTAAACTAGCGGCACAAATTAGCAATGAATTGGGATTTGACCCGCTTGAACTATAAGGTTTTTAAAAGATCATCTTCTGTTAACCCATAGGTTGATTCAAAGGCTTTGCGACCCAACCCATGCACACCAGTTTTGCCCGTATGGTGTTCAGGACATAGCGGAATTACATCCGCATTACTGCGTTTCATGCCCAAGCGCCTGATGTGATGAATATGAGCCGGTGTTTCGCCATATCCCAAATGCTTACATAAGACACAACCGATCTGGGCAAGTTTGTCGTAGTGTTTCTTATCGTCCTTGTTCACTCGTCAAAATCTAAATGTTCGTTGTTAAAATCAAAAACTTCAGGGTCAAAACCGTTAGCTTTAAGAAAGTTTTTAAACACATCAAAAATGGCTGTCAGACCTTCTGCTTCGGTTATGACAGAAATTTGAGTGCCATCGTCTTGCTCTGAAATAAAATTAAGTTTCATATCAATCCTTTGAGTTAACTTCAATTAGTTTACTTAAGTAGTGTTGCGCTTTCCTTAAATCTTCAACTCCGCCTTTATTTTTGTACCTAGTAACATATTTGATGACATTGCCTTCCAAATAGCCCAAATTGTTAGCAATGATGTAATCCCACGGCTGAATGGCAACTTGGTAATGAGTCCCGCCAGTTTGCGTGTCGTTTGCATTCATTTGGTTATTTTCTCAATTTGTCGGTTACTGGCTTGCTCGGTGCGCCAGGCATCAAATCGTAATTGTGCGCTCGTTAACCGCCACTTTAACAATTCGGCTTTCTCAGTTGCTGCCCCAATTGCGTTGCACAAATTTTGATAATCAGGGTGAGCGTATGCTTCACGTTCTTGAGCAGTTACGGCAGATTCGCCTGACTTCTTCATTAAGATAGCTTTTAAACTTGATTTAAACGCCTCCAGCTGCGCCAGTTCGCCCTTTGCCTTGGCGTAGTGTGGTGCGTTGTCCCAAATGTACTCAATTGCTGGATGTGGGCTGTATTCACTCATGTTTGGCCTCGATGTCGTAAAACCAATCGTCACCAGCTGACCACTTGCGTGATCCGTCTACAGTCCAAATGTGCCTTGATGCTTGAAAGTCTGGGAAATCAGTTTTAGCCGGTATCAACGATTGGTCGTACCAAAGGCAACGGTTGTTGGGTTGTGCTGCAAATTGTCCATTATCTAACCGGATAAAGTTAAATGATTTGTGTTCTTCAGCAACTTCCGTAAAGCTTGTATCCACATCCATACCGTCGGCACAAAAATCCACCGTAAACAAGTATTTACCAAAATGCCACTCTTTGTTTTTGCCTAAGAATTTAACCCCAAGGTTACGCAAGCCAATCTTTTCATGCACCGTAAACCTGTAGCCCATGCAATCCCAAAGTTGCAAAATGTCATAATGCAAATTGCCATGCTCAGTATTCCAAACATACGCATGAAGTGGCAATTTGTCGTACAAAGCGCCGTATCTCGGCAACAAGCTCTCAATGCGAAACACTTGCCCACGGATTGCCTTGATGCTCACCCAAATGCAAGGCTCAAGTTCTTTGTGGCCTTTCTCAAAGTTGTACAAAAATTCACGCCGCACAAAACATTTGATTGGCGGTAAGTTTCCAATAATGTAGCTCATATCAAATCCATCTGTTTCGGCATAATTTTCCATTCCCGTTCGGCCCGACCACTTTTGCTTTGCACGTTGCGACCAGTTAGCAGGATTTCGTGGTTGCGTTCTAATTCACTAAGCCGCCTGGCAACCTGATTGCCATCGAGTCCCGTAATCGTGGCTATACCGTCTTTTCCTTGCGGGCCATACTTGCATAAGGCTTGGATGATTATCGTGGCGTGTTGAGCCGCTAAAGACTTTGCACGGTCAGCTGCGCCCCAACTGGTTGACGGATCGGTGTTTCGAGCGACTTGGTTCATTTCTTTACCTCATCAAGTGCGTAGAGTCGTGTTTGCATATACTCATTGGGTTCATGGTCAATTTGATGAATCATAATCATCGGCTGCCCACTTGAATAATTCATCCTGCCATTTTCCGCAAGACTGCACCACGCCACAGGCTTCAACGCTCGCAACTCACGGGCTGCGGCGAGGGCTTTCTCATACTCATCAAAGCATTGCCAACCGTCTTTTGCTTTCTGAAGCGCATCAATAATTAAATCAATTTTGTTCATACAATCCCCTTGGTTTGATTCACCCAGCTGCGAGTGATGTTTTTAAGCAACAGTTCAACTAGTTGACTGTGTATCGGTATGTTGAGAGATAACTTTTACTGCAACTACCCTGTTGTATTTTTGTCTTTTAACAACCATTCAACCGCACTTACAACTTTGGACAATTGATGATTTTCTGCATCTGCGTGTTTATATACAGATTCTTTTTCATCCTTCGTCAGCCCGACCCATTCACGCTTGGCTGGTGCGGCGTAGAGTGGTATAGGCTTATCAAACCATGCAAGGCTAGTAGGCACAATTACGTCAATTTTTTTATCAGGGTGTAACCACGCCACAGGCTTTAACTCCCGCAACTCACGGGCTGCGGCGAGTGCCTTCATTACAAAAACATCTTTATGTGTTCGCTCAAGCGCATCAATAATTAAATCAATTTTGTTCATAGCATCACCAGGCTTAAAAGTGGAAAGAAACCAAACACAAGCGCCAAAGCTAACAAACCAAATATCCATGCTGAAGTTGGGATATGGTCATCAGGCCGCTTGTAGTCACGCATGTGGCGAGTCGTGCGACCCGTCCAGTTTGGTTCGCTCATGTCCGTGCCGTAAGGCCAGTTACGCTTATTCATCGCTGCCGTCCTCCTCGTTAGCTGTCACGGTTTCGATGTGGTTGATGTCAATAAAGTGTGTGTACATCGGGCAGGCGCAAATCAAAACATCGTCACGGTCAATCTTGATGTACGGCTCACCGTTGCTATCTGTTTTTACGCCATCGGCAAATTGATCCATTAATTCTGCAATCTTTTTGTCGGTAAGCTCAAGGCTAAGTTCACGCATCAGCTGGCGTTTGCCTTCGTCTGTCATTTGTATGTATGAGTATTTCATGGCTTACCCCTTGAATCCGTTAGATTTTAGGAATTGCTGCTCGTCTGGGCTTGCCATGCAAATTGCCATCATGTGCTTTTGCAAGTACGCCGCTAACTTTGCGCGGTTCTTGTCAGATGGGTCTGCTTTAAATGCTTGAATTAGTTTGCTCATTTATGTACCTTTTGTCGTGGTTGATCGCCTGTTGCGATGACTAATATTAAGCTATCTAAACAGTAATTGCATAGGTGTTTACCCTAATTTGTGCAATTATTTTTAATTTATTGGGGTTTTTACAACAAGGTGCGGGTACTCGCTGAACAAGGAGTGTGAGGGACACGGCTTTCCCCGCAATTTATTATAGGTTGTTTTTACGCTTGTAGAACGCTAACAAGTATTGAAAGCAATCCCACGCCGAGGCTAGATCGTCCTCAGAGTGTTCAATTAGCTTTACGTCACCAGCTGCCGTGAAGTAAACATTAGCGCACCTAGCGGTCGGTTTGCCAAGGCCGTGACGGTATGCGCTCAACTGCATAATTTGTTCGTGATACGGCACAACTTTGTCGAGCGTGTCTTTGCTCTTAAAGTCGATCACGATATTTTCAGCAATCAAATCGACTTTGCCGCCAAAGCCTTCATGGGCAAAAGATCGCTCTGCCTCCCATGTCTGGTCATGCCCAAAGTGGATTCTGATCGACGCATCAACCTGGTCAACATAAACAGGGTAATCGTCTTGTTCGCCACGGTAGAAACGCTCTAACACGCCGTGCATTTGAGTGCCTCTGTCCATAGCGTCACGGCCTGTAGACTTAGAATCGGAAATAACCCGTTCTAACCAGTTTGCTTCGGTTTCGTTAGCAATGCGTGGCAGGGTTAGCGCCGCCAGTAAGACTTGCTGCTGTAACCATGTATTTAGCCCAGGCTTGGCAATAATGCCCAAAATAGTTGTCACGCTAGGCTTTAGCCCAAGTTCCCTTGCGTCCCGAACCGTTGTATTGCGTTCTTTGCCGTTCTTGCCAATGATTCGATACGCTGGTGAACCGTCAGCTGCGTACCAATGGCCTGATTCAGAGTCTGCTGATTTAATAATCATTTTTGCACCTGTTTAGCTAATTTTTTAAGCATTTCGATTGCATCCTGTAAGTCTTGCACGGCTCTGTTGTCGAGAACCATGCCTGGATACCATTGTTGAAGCCGCCATGAAATAAGAATTGCTTCTTCAGTAAGTGTCATAATTAGAACGGTACATCGTCAATCATGTCCTCAAGCGGCACAATAATGCCTTCTTTGATTTGACGATACGCATCAGACTTCGGTTTGGCAGGCGCAGCAACTGGGGCATCCTCCGCAGTTCGACCACCAAGCATCTGCATTTGGTCAGCAACCACCTCAGTTGTGTATTGATCCACGCCGTCTTTGTTGACCCACTTACGGGTAGTCATACGACCCGCTACAAAGACCTGTGAGCCTTTTTTTAGGTAGTCGGCACATATTCCTGCCAACTTGCCAAAAGTCGTGACACGCACCCATTCTGTCGTTTCTTTGGTTGCGGTCTTGTAACCCACCGCAATTGAGAAATTACAGATTGCATTAGAGTCAGCGGTGTAACGCACTTCGGGGTCTTTGCCCAGCCGCCCAATGAACTCGCAGCGGTTAAGATCGTTTGCCATTATTGTTGTTCCCAGTTTGCTTTAAATTGATCGTATGCAGCTTTCAATGGAATCTGTTGCTCTTTAAAGCAAAGTGTCCATGCTGCCCTAAATATGTCCTTCAGGCTTTCGTAACTAACCGCTGATGCCATTTGAGCAATCGTGTTGTCCAGCTCAATGCCTGGCGTTTGTTTCAGTTTCTCAACTGGCTTAGGCGGTGCTTTTACGGCGGCCTCACCGTCATCGTCAGCCGAAGCCACGCACATGGCGGTTTGAATTGAGTACCTCTTTGCGTAGCTCAACGCACTACCGAAACCCTGACTGTCGTGTTTGCTTGCAGGCACAAACAGTTTGCCAAATGACATTTCTTGACCTGATTCGTGAATAATCACGGTTTCCACACAAACACCACCTTCGGCATCGTGCGTTTTTTGTACAACCGCCAATCCGTTTGCAGACAAATGTGGTCTGACAGCATCGATGACTGATGCAAGGCTGCTATACGCAGATTTAAAGTGTGGGTTTTTTGAGTCTTTGGCTGCGTGGGACATTGCTGCCTGCGCCGTAACTAATGCTTTTGCTAATTCTTTCATTTATGCACCTGTATCCTAGTTATATGGCGGGTATGCCATGACTTATATTAAGCTATCTAAATACAGAACGCAAGTGGAAAATTCAAAGTTTAAAAAATAATTGAGTTTCTTTGACTACTAATGTTAAGATTGCTACATGAATACAACAGAAATCATTGATTGCTTGGGTGGCACGTTTGCAGTTGCCAAGTTTTGCCGTGTCAGTCCGCCAGCTGTGAGTCAATGGAAACGAAACGGGATGCCTGGTGATAAGCTAGTGCTACTGGCCGCCGAGCTTGAGCGAACCTCAAAAGGCAAATGGACTCGCAAAGAAATCCCCAACTGGTCGCAAATATGGCCTGACTTACGATAGACTGCAATGGCCTTTAGCAAGTAGGAAACATACTGGTAAGGGTCTGTTTCCGTCAGGTTAGCTTTAGACCTTGACACGCCGGAAAGACGGTGAGAGAATTGAATCGTTGTCGTGGAAGATAACTAAGCTGTTTTAGTCTGTAGCCTGATTCATTTGCGCCTTGAAAACGATAATGAATTCTTCCACCAGGATACAGATTAAAGCAGCTTTTTTATTGTCTAAAACAACCGTCAGAGAGCGTTATCTAATACGGTTAAATCGCCGGTACTCAAAAAAGATTGGCTGGTCTACACCCGACAGCAAGCCATGTAGCCTTAAATGGGGACTACACAAGACTAGGGGACACGGTGGGACAAGACCCTAGATCGATTGAACATTAACTCCGGTAGGATTGGTATTGTCTTAACAATATGGATCAAGATGGACTGCGTGGCACACCCCATGCTTCCACCCTTGGGAATACTATTGTCAAAAATATATAACATCTGACGTAAATGTCACATATATTGCACAAATACCGACTTTATGACTCATAAGTGATACATAGGGTATGCACCTAGTAAATACATCTTGATCGATCCGTTTAGATAGCTTAATGTGATGATTTTACGGAGAACCTATGTCAACACAACTTAAAGTTTTGAAATACTGCGTTGAACCTCGAAGTGCCATTGAAATCGCTGAACATTGTGGCTTGCAAACTAGCAGTATTTACACATTGTTAGGCGCGTTGCAAAGACACAACAAGCTGCAAAAGATTGGTGACGGTAGACGAAGAGGAAGTCCTGCCGTGTTCATGACAGTACGCCAGGCTCCAGTTGCTACCGAATCAACCGAAGACTATGAAAACCTAGTTGTTAAATTTGCCCACAACCCTTTTGGAATCAAACATGGAATCGCTCAAGAAATACGCTGAATTGTCTGCATTAAGCCCCGCTAAGATTCTTAGAAATCTTGAGAATGGGTTTTTTATGAGTCATCAAGAACAAACCGAAGCAGCTGACTACATTCGTATGCTGCAAGAATCTTACCGTGTACTAGCTGAGGGAATGATTCGGTGTACTGAGGAACTGGTTGCAATGCGCTGTGATCTGCATAACGCTACAAGGGTCAATGATGAACAAAAATGACTATGTCCATTTGTTCAAAGAAGCCTGTGGTGGCAAATGCAACGCCGAACACAACCCTTGCATTTTCAAGCAGGCCGCTGACAACTTAGCCAAACTCAAACCCGTTGGGTACATTGGTGACAAAGGTGTGTTAATTCACGACACAACTTTGCCGCATTTGTATACACCACTTTACGCATTGGACAAAAATGACACTATCTAACCTATATCTAGCCGCTGACAACAAACTTAGGCACAAAGGTTTGCTGTCAGATTCCCGACCCGCCACGCTTTCAATGTGTTCGCACGAATTAGGCGGAATTGCACCGTCTGGCGAGCGTGCGCTTTTGGAGAAATTCTTAACCCATGTCGAGCAAAGGATCGACAAACTTGACCGACCCGCTTACAGGATGTCACCAGCCTTGCGGATAGCCGCTGCAAGAGCCGCAAAAGAGCAGGGAATACTAATTGGTGTGGGAGGCTGGTAATGAGCTTATGGGACTGGATTTTTGTGTTCTACGTTGCCGCGGCTATTACCGTCGGCACGCTTGTTTGGCATCGTTGGTCACGCCCGACTAACTTTCCTAAGGAGTTTGTTTGCGACGGTTGCGGTCAAGTTTGTACAACGCTGCGTGACGGGCTTTGTGTGTACTGTGACGTACACTTCAAACCATCGTCAAAGCCTCTGCCTTGACCCTTTCGACCCGATTTAGCCAGCCTTTGCCGAATACTTCAAACGTATTCAGGGATCGGTAAAAATCCTCTTTGGCTTGGCTAAATCGTTCAATTAGTTTGACGGGTTCAAATGACTTCATCGATGCCATTGTTACTGGCCCGAACCCACCGTCAGCTGGCACACCAATTGAAGTCTGCAAGGTCTTAATCGAACGACCCGGGGAAGCGTTCACGGCGAAATCGAACAAAAGGTAGTCCAAACCGAGTTTTACCTCGTCACCGCGCACAGCGTCCCAAAACTTCTTGCGATACATTGGCTCAACTTTGTCCGCAGTAAGACTACGCATTTCGGACTCGTCAGACTGTCGGCCTATCCAGTTTTCCCACGTTGCTTTTGTAACGCCGAGGTTTGTCATGCCGCCTGGATCACTTGGATGGTTAGCAAATCCACCTTCACTTTGCAGCATCAATTCAAACGACCGTTTCCAATTACTTTGCATTTGTCACGCCTTTAACCCATTTTTGCAGTTCGGTGAGCATTAGGGTCGTTTCAGCGCATTGTCGAGCAGAAACATTGTCGGTGGTGGCTGTAATAGGACATTTGGCGGGCTTGGAAACGGCGGGCATTGGACCGCTACTGGTGTCGCGCACCCTGTCAGCGTAATAATTATGCACAGCAGCAAGACGATCCTCATATTCACCCTTGATTGAAGTTGAAATTAACTCATGTTTTTCTGTCAGCGCAGCGTTTAATAATTCTTGCGCTTTGCCCAATGCAGCAATGTCGGCTTTGTACGCCACAAACTTTTTGTGTTCGTGGCTATAGCCTAGAAAATACATTAACGTACACAACGCAATGGCTGCGCCGACTTTAATCATTAGCGGATTAACTAGGTTCAGCATCTTTTTTTGCCCATACAGAAGCGCCACCAGACGCAGATACAATCCCAAGGCTCTCAGCAAGCTCTCTAAGGCTTACCGCGCCGTGTTCATACACTTGATACCCTGCCACGCAAAGTACCGCCAAAAGGCTTATAAACCACGCCATGCGAGCAATATCAAACGTGGTGTTATCTTTGCCGGTTAGGAGTTGCTTGAGCATTTTGCAACCATGCGCCAAAACCACACTTTAAATT